GCTCTGCGGCCACGAGATCGGCTACGGCCTGGACGCCCAACACCCGGTGTCCTTCTGAACTTTTGACTCACTCTCCCCCCGCGATCATGATCAGAGCGCGATTCGATCATGTTCGCGAGCGCGTTTCACGCTGCGCAGCGACGCGGTGCGACGGTGTGTCACCACGACCGTGACGCCTGCGGCATGGACTCTCGGGGCCGGCCTGCCCTGGCCCGGTACCACCGGGTGGCCACCCTCTCCATCTCCGGGGCGCGCATGCTCTCGATGCGCTGCATCACGATCGCTTCGCCTGGATCGACCACGACGATGCGCGCCTTGTACCGCTTGTACTTGGCCAAGGCCTTGGCGCTGGGCATGGTGTGGATGAGGTAGACGTCCAACCGGTCGAGGAGCTGCAGCGCTTCCTCGATGACTGCGTAGCGTGCACGGTGGGCGACGCGGATGTGGAGCGGGTCCTGGTTCCAGGCCGGGGCGCCGGGCCCGGTGAGGGCCTGGGTGATGCGGTCGAGGTCGATGACGATGTCGCGTGGCTTGGCGTGCGCGTCGATCCAGGAGCTTTTGCCTGCGGCCGGCGGGCCCGTGACGACGTACAGCACGCTGCGTCACCTCCGGTCAGCGCCGCCAATCTGCCGGGAACTGGGTGTCGCAGTCGGTGCACAGCAGGGCGAGCAGCTCGCCGTCGACGGTGCTTCGCACCTCCACCGGCTCCAGGTGGTTGCAGGCGCCCCGGATCCACTCCGATGGGCCGCCCACCGTAGGTAGCTCGATCCATTCCCAGCGTGGGTCAAGCTCAGCATCCATGTGTGCCATGGTGTCACCACCTCCGTGACGACCGTACCGGTGCCGCCTTGGGCTGGGTGGTGCGATTGCCGCGGCTGCTGTTGCACCGTCGGTGCGCGGGCCGGGCGTTGGCTGGGTCGAGGAGGCTGCCGCCCTTGGACAGTGGCGTCTCGTGGTCGAGGGTGAAGGACAGCGGGTGTTGGGCGTCCAGGCCGTAGCCGATCTCGTGGCCGCAGAGCCAGCACGGGAGGTGCTGGGCGCGGAGCCAGTCGACGAGGCGGCGGTAGGGGCGCCCGTTGCGGGGGTTGCCGGCCACGGGCGCCACCTCCCTACGCGTCGTCGCCGAGGACCTCGCGGCGTGCGGCTGCGGCCTTGCGGTTGAGGGCGCCGGTCATGCGGAACAGGGCGACGGTGAGCGCGAGGAAGCCGCCGATGAGCAGCACCTGGGTGATGACGCTGACGACGGCGATGTCCTGGGTGCCGTTGGCGATGATGAGCAGGATGACGTTGCCGCAGATCCAGGCGAACCAGATGCGGAGCTTCTCGACTCTCACGGCGGTCTGGACGTCTCTGTAGTCGCTCATGGGGCCCCCACGGTGTGCTGATGCTGGCGTGGCCATCATCAGCGCTGCGGGGCGCGTGTGGGGGCGCTGTGCCTGTCCTGTGACGTTGGGGTCCGCGCAGGGCGTGCGCCAGCAGCAACCCGGGTCGTGTGAGCGATTCAGGGTGCGCCCTGCGCGGACGTGGGGGCACGACGAAGCCCCCGGCGGGTGGGGTGCGCGGGGGCTTCGTCATGCGTCTGTGGGTGCCGCGTGTGGGCACAGTGGTGCACGGCGATCGTCACACAGCGTGTGACCTGGGGTCAAGCGGACTGGCGGGCGGCGCGGTTGGCGTGTAGGGCGGCGACGTCTCGGGCGGCGTACCAGGGGTAGCGCTCGGTGCCGCCGGAGCGGGTGAGGCGGCCTCGGTAGACGAGGTTGCGGAGGGCGCCGGCGGTGATGCCGAGGGCCTGGCGGGTCTGCTCGGCGGTGAGGTGGCCGGGCGGGGCGTACAGGCTGTCCATGCGTCCATGATGCCCGGCGGGCCCCGCCGCGACGGGTGCGCGGCGGGGCCCGGGGTAGGGCGGTGCTTGGCTACTTCTTCGGCTCGGCGGGCTTGGCCTTCTTGGCGGGCTTGAGCCAGCCGCCGCGGGAGGCCTGGTAGGTCGTCTCGTGGCCCTGGAGGCGGGGGTCGTCCTGCTGGATGGGCTTCTTGAAGCCGAGTGCCATGATGGCGGTCTCCTGTCTCGTGTTCGGGAAGGGGACCGGGGCGGGCCGCGCTCTTCTTGGCGGTTGGTAGCGGCCCGTCCCGGGGTCTACTTGCCGCGCACCGTGTGGTGGCGGGCGGGCTCGGCGGGGTCGCGCCAGATGCGGGCGGACTGACCGATGTGCTCTTTACGCAGCCCCTCTTGGCCTTCGCCCTCCGGTCCGTTGTTGGCGTTGGCGTTGGCGTCTGACCTGCAGCAACAACCGTCGTCAGGGGTCGGGGGAGGGGCGGGGATATCGTCCGCGTGGACCCCGGGCCCGTTACCCGCCCGGGTGCGCACACCCGCCCGGACGCGGATGCCGGCCTCGTCGAGGAGCGCGCGGACGGTCTTCGTGTCGGCGGCGCCGAGGTCCTCGCGGAGGCGGGTGAGGAGGACGCCGCGGTCGTCGCCGACGAGCCGGTGCAGGGCGGCGGTGACGTCGGGGCCCGGCTCCTTCGCGTCGGGGGCGGTGTCCTCGCGGCGGCCGGCCCGCCACGCCTGGACGCGCTGCCAGCCGAGGGTGGCCAGTACGCCGATGACGACGTAAGCGGTCTCGGGGAGGGCGACGACGATGCCCCACATGGCGAGCAGCAGCACGGCGAGCAGGACCAGGCGGGCGGCGCGCTCGCTCATCCCGTCGGGCTCCCCCGCCTCGGCGGCCTGCTCGGCGGGCTCGGCCTCGGTGGCGCTCATCCGAACGCTCCGGTGAAGGCGGTGCCGGCGAGGTTGGCGCCGGAGCCGAGGGGGATGGCGGCCACGCCGGCGACGTTGCCGGACAGGGCGATCAGGACACCGGCCAGGACACCCATGAGGATGACCGGCTTGGACTGGCGGGGCCCCCACTTGAGCAGGCCCAGGAGGACAAGGGTGATCAGGAAGACGATCACGTATCCGCCGTCGGTGAGGATGAGCTGCTGGGCGCGGGTGACGTCGGGCGCGTTGCCGCCGACGCCGTAGACGAGGCTGGCGTATCCGGCGACGTTGCCCGCCCAGAGGGCGACCCAGGTGATGCCGCCGAGGGCGGAGACGGAACCGAGGGCGGCGAGGGCGGCGAGCATGCCGTACAGGACGGCCAGGACGAACGGGACGAGGGCGCCGAGGCGCTTCTTGTCGCGCATGATCCAGCGCATGGTGAAGAGGAGGATGATGCCGACGCCGAGGGCGACGCCTCCGAGGTTGATGGCCATGTACGGCATGGGGTGCGGTCCTTCAGCGGATGATGGCCACGCCGAGCGTGGCGAGGGTGAGGATGAAGGCGACGGTCCCGGTGATGCGGGGGACGTCGTGCAGCGCGACTGCGCAGAGTCCGAAGAGGGCGAGGGTGGCCGAGGCGGCGAAGAACGCGGCGAGGATCATGACCGGTCGCTGAGGGCTTCGCGGCGCAGCTCGGTCGCCTCGCGGCGCGACAGGCCGAACGTGTCCTGCAGTTCCTTGATGGTCACGGGCCGGTTCGTCGACCTGACCGCCTGCCGGTTGAGGCTGCGGGCCTTCCTTCGCAGCTCAGCCGGGGTGAGGGCGATGACCTCGGTGACCACTTCGCGGGTCGTCTCGGCGGGTACCGAGGCGGTCGTCTGGGGGCGGGGCAGGGTGGTCACCTGGGGCGGCCACACGATGGGGTGGAACTCCAGCGGGGGCATCGGCGGCATGACCACCTCGTCGGGTTCCTCGCTGGGCTCCGGGCGGGCGACGAGCGGCAGCATGCGGGCGCTGGCCGGGACTACCTCGGGCATGGGGCGGGTGGTCAGGGCGGGCGGGGCCGGCTGGTCGGCGTCGAGGCGCTCCATGGTCACCTCGGCGACGGTGACCGGCTCGGCGGAGCGTGCGGCGAGGGCCTGGTGGATCTGGCGCATGAGGGCACCGAAGGCGAGCAGTGCGGCGGTGGGCGGGACGGCGGCGACCACGTAGTCGAGGGGGTCGGCGTGGGAGCCGACTCCGGCGACGTTGAGTGCGATGGAGCTGCCGGAGCCGACGACGGTGAGGCCGATGGCCCACCAGTCGACGCGCTGGTTCAGGGCGGCCCGGAGCATGAGCAGCTCCCCGGCGACGATGAACAGGTCGAGGGTGGCGGGCCAGGCCCAGGCGCGGATCTCCTTGTCCTGCATGCCGTGGGCGAGGGCGACCTCGGCGAGGTGGGCGTAGGAGAGCCAGAAGGCTGCGGCGGTGAGGGCGACGATGACGAGGCCGGCCGCGATGGCGAGGGCCCGGGTGGGCGTGCTCATCGGCTGACCGCCTCGGCGGTGTGCGCGCGGCCCGGGGCGAGCTGGTCGCGGTCGGTGCCGTCGGAGGCCTCGGGCGGGCAGGTGGTCGGGTCGCAGGACCAGCGGCCGCAGAGGGGGCAAGCGTCGTCGCTGCCGTCGTCGGTCTGCTGGGGCGGCTGCCAGGCGAACGTGCTGCCGTAGCCGCGGGTGCCGACGGTCCACACGGTGCCGTCGGCCATGGCGAGCTGGCGGACGTCGCGTGCCAGGCGGGCGGTGAAGCTGTCCGCCGGGACGATCGTGAACGTCAGGCCGTTGGTGTGGGCGATCTGCGCGCCCGTGGGGGCGTTAGGGTTCTGCTGGGTCATGACGAGGTCCGATCTCGTTCGTGGCCAAGTGCCCGGGGCGTTGCTGCGCTCCGGGGGCGTAGAGGGTCGGACGGCGCGCGCGCCTCCTCGGTGTTCCAGCACCGTGGAGAGCTGCTGTCCGGCCCTCGTTCGTTATGCGGTTGTGTACTTCTTGATCGCCTTCGCGATGGCGGTCCAGCTGATGCCCAGCCGTTTCGCCACGGCGTAGACGCTGCCGAGCTCGGTGACCCCGTCCTTCAGGGCTTGCGCTCGTCGTCTGCGGGCCGCTTCCGCCTGAGTTTCGAGCTGTTCCAGCAGCGCGTCCTCAGCACGGAGACGGTCCCGCCATGGGGGCGTTTCCACCTCTCCGAGGCTATCACACGGGGGGTTATGCGCAATGGGGGATGCGATACTCACACGGCCCCCTCCGGCTGGTAGTGCAGGAGCAGGAGCAGGTCCTGCTCACCCTCGTACACGCAGCGGCAGACACGGCACACCAGCCGGGACTCCCCGGCGCGGTGGGTGATCTCCTCCCCGCACACCGTGCCCCGGTCGTCGACGACGGCGACGCACTGCCCGACGACCCTCCGCCGGGGGACCGGATCGCCGACGACGGCGCGGGCCTGCGCCTCCAGCGCGCGTATCTCGCCGGCCAGTTCCCCGGCGGCCGGGTAGTGGGCGGCGATCCAGTCCAGCTCCATGCTCAGCCAGCGGCAGTTCGCGTCCAGGGAGGCCGGCGGCGGCGGAGTGTGCTGCGGCCACCGCTCCCGCTGGACATCCACCCGCCACAGCTGGAGGACCTCGGCGGCCCGCGCCA